TCCTTTATTTTCTAATATTAATGGTAAGTCTTTCTCCCTTTTAAACCCTTCAGCGGCTGGTTCACCCCCTGGGTCTCCTCCACCTTCCATTGGAGGTGGTGGTGCTCCCATTCCACCCATTGGTGGTGGTGGAGAACTTTCTTCACCACCAGGTAGTCCACCTTCGTCTCCAGCTTCCTCTTCAGTACCTTCTATATCACCATATAATTTGTCTATTTGATTAAACACACCAGTTTTCTTAATGATAGTTGCTGTATCTTCTAATTCTTTAGATATTGCTTTCTCAAATCTTTGTTGTTGTAAATCTAATTTAATTTCCTCATCACTCATCCCCAATACGTGTTTCTTAGCCCAAGTTGCTGATACTGGAGAAATACCACTACCAGGGTCACTGACAGCATCTTTATATAGTGTTATCTTATTCTGCCAAGCTTCTAGTTTAAGTAATTCAGATTGTGTAGATGGGTTGGTTAACCCTAGAGCGAAATTATCTAACTCTTCGTCAAACCCTAAAACATATAAATGTATGATAGCTACCTTATTCAACTCCGCCACAATAGATTTCTGGATTCTATTAATTGTTCTTGCAAATCTAATATCTAATAAAGCTAGATTTTTACCTTCACCGACAACCTCCTCAAATCCTAAAAATGCTTTTGGTATTCTAAGTGAGGCTAGTAATTTCTTTTGTATATATTCTATATCCGCAATCTCACTTAGGTTGGTTGCTCCAGGTAATGTCTCTATAGGACTAGGAGCTCCATGGTCTCTTACAGGTATAAAGAAGTCTTGGTCTACAGCCATTTGATTATATCTTAAATCTACTTGTCCATTACTTGGGTCTACTATGGGGTCTCTCTTGAACTTATTAGCGACTCTTTGTACGTAAGCTTCAACATCTTTATCATCCATATTACCAACAAATATTTTAAATATTCTTCTTTCCGGTGCTCTTGCTGTCCTATAAACTAACATTGCGTCCTCCGCTAGTAATAATTGTTTCCAAACTCTCCTTGCCTTTTCTAACATAGAAGTACCATATGGTAGTCTTCTATCATCACCTAATAATCTAAAATGTGCAACTTCCCAAGAATTAAATTCTATAGATTTCTCTTTCCAAACAAATTTTATCTTTCTTTCTTTATCGTTTTCATTTCCTTCTATTTTTGCTGGGAAGGACCCTGACTCAACTCTTTCTATTTCAACATTGGGTAATTGTCTACAACCTATAATCCCTCTTTCTGGGTCGATTTTTAAGTAAACAAAATTATCACCGTATTTTGTGGTATTTCTAATCCACATAGGTAAATTTGTATTTATGTCTAATATATTGTTAAATAAATCAGCTAGTATTGATTTTATTCTTGAGGATTCGGAATATATTGTTAACATATGCCCATCTTCAGATGGTGTTGTAGATTCTTCACCATAAATGTCTAACGCTGCAGAAATTTCAGGAGTAAACTCCATAGACTCATAATCATAATAAGATGCCAATCTGGTTGGTTCATAATATACTGACTGAGTATAAATCTCATTGTCTATCTTTTGCCATTGATTTGCAAGATAGACCGTTTGTTGTGCTGTTAATTTTTCTTTTTCGTATTGAGCTTTAGACGTTGTTTTTAATAAATCTTGTTTATTAAATTTATACTGTGTATAAGTCGGTTGTTCTTGCCTAGGCCCATCTGGACCAAACACTTTACCTAATTTCTGAAATATTGTTAAATTCTCTTTATTTTCTGCCATATCTTAATAGTAATAATTTTATAATAAATAGTCCATAGCCCCCTACCTTTTATTAGGACCGCCAAATAACCAACTATACTCTCTATATAATTGTTCACTACCTACATGAGGTCTTATGTTTGGGGTTAGTGTTTGTGAATCTCGTATAGGTCTTAAATCTACAAGAGTTTCTTTTCTATCGTCCGTAACATCCACCCAACTATCCAACATTGCTTTTGTCATGTTATCTGATTTTTGCAACTGGGTGAACGAACTTTCCCCAACATAAAGTGCCATAGCCAGTGCCATTATTAAATCGTCGTGTTTTCCTTTCATGTGGTTGGGTTTCCCATTTACAAAAACAAAAGTATAAAGTTCATTTAATAGTCTATGAGATTTTATTACAAACCCATGTCTTAAAGCTTCTTCAAAAGCAGAAACAATTTGTGACCTTTTATTGTTAAAAGTTAGTCCTGGTATTTTTTCTAATAATTTAGGGTTGTATTTCCATTTATCAGCTGTATTAGCTCCTTCCACATATAAATCTCTATAACCTAATTCTTGTAATTTTCTAGCTGTCGCTACACCCATCCCCCCCGTTATATCAATTACTATATATGCTTTATATAAATTACCCCATTTAAAAGCTAAATCTGCGGCTAAATCTGGTGGTATTTTACCCATATACTCCATAACTTGTGTTCTTTCGTCAAAATCAATAACACATATAGTTGTATAATCTTCTGAATCACCCCTTGACACGTCAACACCCATAATATACTTATGGTCTAATTTAGCCTCTTCCCAAACCCAAAGTTGTCCACTAGCATACTTTTCTTTAGGTTCTTCAACCATAGTTTCTTTTATTCGTTCAATAGTGTCAATAGGAATAACATTATCCCCAGAACCTAAAAACGCACTTTCTAATTCCTGTGATATTTTTCTTCTATCAAATTTTAATTTTTTACACATAGATTCAAACCACGAAGAATATGGTTTATATCCCTTTCTTGTTAACTCATTAAAATTATTTTGGTCTTCTTCTGTAATATTAAGACTATCATCATAATCCTCCCTGTTTAACATATAATGAATAATATCTTTAGTTTTAACCCAAACTAAATCTTTTGTAAATCTAGGGTCGTTCTCCCAATGTAATTCAGATATTTTAAAATCATTCAATCCTTGAATTGATTGGTCGTAAATTTCATAATAAATTTTATCGTACCCATTTGGTGTGGAAACCATGATAACCTGACCACCGGTAGATAAGGACGCCATACACGCTGCCCATAAATCATCCCCAGTTTCAATATATGCGGCCTCATCAAATATGAGTATGGTAGGTGTATAACCCCTCAAAGCATCAACTGAAGTTGCTACACATTTAACTTCACACCCATTATTTAATTTAAAATGTCTTTGGGAATCTTTCTCTTTTGAAAACCCCACATTAATCCAGTCAGGCCATTGATTTAGAAAAGCTCTGATTTTATTAGCTAACTCCTGAGCTGTATCTAATTTATTAGCTAATATTAGTATTTTTTCTGGTTTAGTTTTTGAAGCAAATTGTATTACTTTTGAAATCCAAGCTGCTGTAGCTGTTGACACACCAGCTTGTCTGTATTTTTTGGTTATGTTTTCGTTATATTTCTCAAAGTTATTTAACATCATTTCCTGTTCAGGGAAAAGTTTAAATGGTACGTATGAACTTTGGGTGTTGTCGTAGGTTTCTAAGTATGTTCTTATAGCGTAAGAACTATCTTTATAACATTTTGCGTACTCCGATATTAGTTCTTCTTTAGTCATACTAATAAATATCGTAAAATAATGTGTAAAATAAAAGAGTGGTTGTGTTAATTACCTAAACTTTGTAAAAAACTTTTTTCTTCGTCAGATAAAGAGTCCATACCAGAACGTGAAATTTTGTCTAAAATAGTATCCACATCAAAATCTTCTGGTTCATTAGAACGTATGGTTAAATTATCTAACGCGTCCATAGTACCTTCAAATCCTGGTATGTCCATCGTAGGTTCAGCTGCCAACATAGTAGAAGAATCGTCATCATTTGTATCAATTCCAACAGCCTCCTCATAATCTTCTTCTTTTAGTTGTTGTACAATTTCGTCTACTAATCTTTTAACTAACATCTTACCTTCATCACTACCTGATAACATTTTCTTTGCTAAATCTAAAAATTGTTCAGCTTCTAAACTAATAATTCTAAAATAAAGATAATTTTGTATTCTCCTACTATCATCATTTGTAATTAATTCTTGTGGGTAAGCTTCCATAAACTTTTCCCATATTACTGGGCCTAATCTTAAATCCCAAATTTCAGCTGGTAAGGTGTCCTCCATACCTATAACATCTTCAGCAAATTCTGGGTCTGATGGTAATCCGTGGGCAGAAACATACTCCATAACACCTTTAAATATTTCATGTACCAGTATAGGGAATAAAGCTCCTTCTGCCTTTATTGTTGGTGGGTCTGTTTCTAAATCTAATTCTTCTCTCCCAGCACCTAAATCTTCACCGTCACCAGCGGCCATTCTCATGTCCATATCAGGCATTACCCAATACATTAAATCATTTACAGACATTAATAACGAGTATAAATTAACTAAATCAGGATTAATCTGGTTTAACCTTTCCTCAACCATATGGAAAAGGTATAAAGCTTTTTTAGACGAACCCTGTATTAAAGAATTAATAAATCTTCTTTTTTGTCTTTCTAAGTCTAACTTTTGTAATCTATCAGCAGCTTCTTGTTCTTCTTCAGGGTTTTTAGGTTCTTCTTGCTTTTTTGGTTCTTTGGGTTTGTTTTGCATCCCCTCTAAAGTAGGTTTTTTAAGTTGTACGTCAAACTGTAGGTCCCCTTCTGGAACACCTAAATTTTCCATTACAACCTCAACAGCTAACTCTTCTAAAGCTTGTTTGTGTTGAGACTCTATCTGCATAGTCCTCATTAAAGCTTGACCCATCATTGGTTGTAATGACATTGTTGCTTGTGGGTCAACAGTTTCTAGTCCTGTAGCTCGTTTAACTTTTTCTATAACATCTTTAAATCTTTGGGATGCTAGTAATTCTTCAAAATTATCAGGAACCCCGTCTTTGTCTACGTCTGGGAAAGCTTGGTGTTTTCCTAATGGATGTTCACCGGTAGATAACTTTCTTTCAATATCTGGTGACATTCTTTCCGGCCCATCATAATCTATAGGAGCTTCTCGTAGCATTTTAAGTAAGTCTTTCTTTTTCATATTAAGAATTCTCTGTTTGTGATTTTATATCATCGAACCCCATCCATTCTGGCATTTTATCTTTGCCTGCTTTTGGTTTTGGTGTTGTTTTTGGTCTTGTAAATGGACCTCTTTTTCTACCTGGTCTTGTTGGTGTTGTAGTTGGGGTTCTTACCGGTGTCTTTACTGGCATTTCAGTATCTACTGGTGCTCCCATATAAGCTCCCACCATATCCCTTTCTGTTTCTGAGAGTTCTTCTTCTTTTCTAAGAATAGAATCTTCATCATAAAAGTATTCAGGGTTATATCCTGGTAATTCTCTCCAATTGTCTGGTCTATCATCACCTTCACCACCAGATTCTTTTTCCATTATCTCTTCTTCTAAATCTTGTGAGTCTTGTATCGGTGCTCCATCCATATAAATGTTACCATCTGTATAAATTATAATATCCCATACAACCCCAGATTCAGATTCTAAAAATAAATTTAAAATATCCTCTTCTGGGTCTTCACCAGATTCTAATTCGTCAACTTTTATTTCGTATCCGTCTAATTCTAAAACGTATTTGTTTAATTCTTCAAATGCATATTCTTGTTCTACTGAACTGAATAACTTAGTTCTTGGTTTTTTACTACCATACTCACCCTCATCATAATCTTTAGGGTCTGAAGGAAAAGTAAGTAATTCATCCTCTTGAATATTTTTAACCATTCCCATTAATTTGGACTTGGTTAGTCCCTTTTTTCTATTACTAACAACATTGTTCATCCACACTTCAACCATTTCTTGTGTAATCTCTTCTTCTGTCTCATCTTTATCTGTGATAAGTTTTAAATCTTCGTCATCTTTTTTGATATCAACATCTGGATTACCCACTTTATCAGTGTCTATAGTTTTAGTACCATCATCTTCTGAACTATAGTCTTCTGTACTTTCCGCGACCGCACCTCCACCTGACGATTTACCAGCTGACTGTAATTTCTTTTGTGCTTTTTGAATTTCGGTTAAACAACCGTCATAAGCGTCTTTACAATTCTCACTTCTCCTTTGTAGATTTGCTTGTTGCATCATGATATCAGATTGCCTTAACTCTGTAATTAATTTCATACCTAATGTTGTGATTTCGTAATCACTAAAGGAAGAAAGGGTCTCGTGTGAAAACCCTTCATTAATTAACTTTTCTACTATTTCAGCTCTCTTTAACATATGATATAGTTTTGTCGTAGTCTAAAATTAAATCCCTAGAATATAATTTATCTTCTACCTTTTTTATAGTTTCTCCAAATTGGAAAACTAGTCTTTCTTCTTTACCTCCATCCTCTTCATAAATTTCCCACCCTAAAGCTATAACATTGTCTAAAGCGTGTTCCATGCCAAAATAATCAGAGTTTTGTACTAGTTCTAGTTTGACAGTGCTTTTAGAAAGAACACCAACTTTGTGAATATGTTCAAATTCTGGTGGTCCGGGGTTTCCGTGTGCTGGTGTAGAGTCCCATTCCTCCCCCCACAACTCACCTATATTTGATGAAAATATGAATTCATAAATATTTTCTTTCTTATAGTTTGGTCCTAGTTCATTTATAAAAATGAGAAACATTATCTAAGTATTTCACCCTTCCTAGTTACCCCCATTCTGATGTGTTTGCCTTCAAATATTAGAGTACCATTTTTAGTTTTATTTAAAAATTTTATATTTTTATTTTTTTGTAAAACCTTTTTTGTTGTTAACTCTTGTTCTATAGTTTCAGAAAGTGCTACTGGTATAGGTTTACTACTACTTTTAATAACTTGTTGTTTAATATAACTTCTCCTAGATGACTCATTAAATAACTTCCTTCCTTTTTCTTGTTTAGAACTTTTATAATATCCTTTTAAGGTTTTATTAACTTTTTTCTTTAAACTTTCTTCTAGACTCATGTCTGGGTCTTCTAAGTCATCACCCATACCCATTTCATCATACGCTGCATCCATATCATCATCACCCATATCATCATCACCCATATCATCATCGTCAACATCAAACTCATCATCCATACCATATTCATCTTCTAATTCAGGTTCTAAACGTGATACGATATCGTCTCTATCTTCATCATCTAATTCTTCTAAA